TAGGTGGCCGGGGCCGGCCAGGGCGGTCACTAGATCAGCAACGGCCGCGGCCAGGGGCTCGGGGGCGGTGGGGGCGGGCTCGGGGGTGGCGGCCACCGGGGCGGCAGGGGCGGCGGCGGGCTCGGGGGTGGCCCAGGGGTCAGCGGTGACGGGGGCCAGGCGGTAGCCGCGGGCCTCGCCGCCCCGTTGCGCTAGGGCCTTGGCGGCCAGATCGGGGCGGCCCGCCCAGGCCACCGCATAGGCCCCGCCGTTGTGGGCCGTCATCACAACGGCCGCCACGTATATACGGTCAGTGGTGCGGGTGACGGTGGCCCCGGTGACGGGATCCGTTGCGGTGAGGGTGCGGGCCTTGCAGCCGCGGCCGGTGGGGTCAGTTGCGTAGGCCATTAATTCAAGGGGGTGAGTACTTGCTCAAGGTAGCACCTAATTAGGCCGCCGCCCATCCGGCGGGTGTGACGGTTTTGCATGCGGCCCCGTTGCTTGGCCTACGGGCCACCGGGGCAGGGTGCGGCCAGGCCCACCTAAGGGGCCCCGCCGGTAAGGGTTAGCACCTGCCACGCGGTAAGGGTTAGCCACTGCCACGCGGTAAGGGTTAGCACCTGCCACCCGGTAAGGGTTAGCCACTACCACCCGGTAAGGGTTAGCCACTACCACCCGGTAAGGGTTAGCCACTACCACCCGGTAAGGGTTAGCCACTACCACCGCAGCGTTATTCTTTACACTTAGCGCCTACCTATAGCTTACTCCTGCAATCCTACTTTCGGTGTAGCTTACACCGCGGGCTGGCTTATGCTTTGCCCGGCAAAGTACGATTGCAAAGTGTAAGAAACTCTCCGGGAGTTAGCTGTACTTAGGGGGTGCGGGTTCGCGTGCGGTGGGGGCGGTGGGGCGGTAAGCCGGGCCGGGGAGGCGGTGGGTTGCAGCTAGGTGTAGGATTTAGAGTTTGTGTAAAAACTCCTTAAGAACCTCGGGTTCCCGAGTCCAAAATTTTTGCGAGTTTGTGTGTAAAAACTCTACAAGAACCGGCAATATGCGAGTCCAAAATTTTTCGCAACTTAGCGGCGCAACTTAGCGTCGGCGTGCGCTTCATCGAGCGTGGCGTAGGGGCCGTTCAAGTCGCTGTCGGGGAGGCAGCCTGGGTAGCAGGCCCACCAGTAATAGCCCTCGTAGGTGGCGGGGTCACAAGGCCTAAGTTTGTCGTTATCGTCGCAGTGATACCAAATAGGCGCTTCGCCGCTGCATAGCTGCACGTCGACCAGGATGCCGGCGTGCTGAAGCGCGTTGCGGTCCATGTAGAACAGCTCATAGCTGCCGCAAGCTTCGCCGCTTTCGTCTTCGAAGCTGTAGTAGGCCATAGGTTTGCGTTAGCGGGTGACGTGTGTCGGAGCTTAGCAAAGCAGCGCAGCTTAGCGAAGCAGGTCGCAGTCGCGGAAGTAAAAGCGCTGTCCCTTCACGCTTACCCATAGGGAGGCGGCGTTGCTCCAGCAGATGGCGTAGACCCGGCGCCAGGGGCCGCGATAATCGACGCGGACTTGGTAGTCGGTGGGGATGCAGCTGCCGTAGCCCGTGGCCGAGCGGCCATAGGCGGTCGGCGGAGGGGCGATGCGCTGCTCGAAGGTATGTTGATCGCTTAGGTAGGCGGGTAGGTTCACTGGCTAGGGAGCAACGGGTAATACGGGCAGTGGCTCTGGTCCGATGGTTTGGAGTGCCCATTGGCGCCCCCAATTCCCGGCGGTCCAGTGCCATTCACATTTGCCAAGGCCGGACTTAAGGCCACGGACGGAGGGAAGGCCGCAAATTGAACAGAGTTGCTTTGTCATGGTAAATGCGTACTAATAACTAGGTGTGATTTTTGCAACTTAGCACAGCGGCGCTGCTTAGCCCCTTAGCTCGTCGAAGCAGCCAATCTGCGCAACTAGGTCCAAGTGGGCGTCGTCGAGGCGATCGAGCCAGTCACTGCTAAGCAGGGCGATGCGTAGGGCGTACCACCGCTGCGTGCTTAGCCGCTCAGGGCGGGTGCGGCATAGGCGGGCGAGGGTGCTTAGCCACAAAGCTGGCGTAAGTGTGAAGTAGGTGTTGTTGTTGGCGGCCGGCGCATCGGGGTCGAAGCGCGGGTAGAAGGTGAGCGCATCCCCATCGAGGCTTAGTGCGGTGTGGGGGGACCAGTCGGCGCAGGCGCGTGCCAGGGATAGGGCGAGCTGGCGCCAGTTGGCGTCGCTCAGGGTGAAGGTGTGGTGGATGTAGGTGCTAAGCGAGTAGTTTTCGTTGCTAGGTGGCCTGGGGGCGGCATGGTGGGGCATGTGGCCTAAGGGGGTGAGACTCATGAGACTTGGCTTGCGATAAGGGGTGTGGGGGCGGCGGGGCTTAGCGGAGCAGCGGCGGAGCTTACTCATACTCCATGTTGAGGATGGCGATGCAGGCATCGCTGTAGCCGTTCCAGTAGGAGGCGGAAACGGTCTGGCCGCCAGTGTGGGCGGTGTCGTAGTTCTTGGTGGCGAGGCGGCGGAGGCGGCGCACGGCGTCGCGGCTCACGTCGAGCTGGGTTTCGACGGGCGAGGAGGTGTAAGGCATAAGCGTGGTGGCTAAGTGCTAAGTGGTGCCGCTTGAGCTTAGGTGCTAAGTGCTAGGCCGTGGCGCTAAGCGGGGTGGTTGTTGCAAAAGTTCATACGCGCTCAGCGCAGCGACGCAGCAGCGCTACTTAGCCACAACGCTCCGCCAGGTGTAGGAGGCGCTGGTCTTGTCGGGCTTATCCAGTGCGGTGCTTATGCATTTGGTAGTTACGTAGACGGCGCGGGCTGCTTCGCTAAGGGAGGGGTAGACCTTGCCGGTTTCGACGCACAGCACAGGTCGACGCTGCTGGTGCTTGGGGAGGCCTAGCTCGGCCACACGCTTAGCGAGTTTGGGGTCGTCGAATAGTTGCGTTAGCGCCGCGGTGCTTAGGCCGCCGAAGAGGTGCGGGTGGCTTACGGCGAGGTGACGAAGGTCGCAGCGCTTGAAGTAGTAGCGGTGGCCGCGGGTGTCTCCGAAGCGCGTACCAGTGAGTAGGCCGCGCCGCATAAGCGTTTGTACGGCTTCGTAACTGACGCCCATGAGTTCGCAAATTAGGCCGGCGTTTACCCAGCGGCCGATGGCGGCGCGTTGCAGGCCGAGGTCGCAGCACTTGCGGCGCAGAGCCGTGGCGGTGCGTTTGGGGTAGCCGTGCTGGGCGACGGTGTTGCAGTAGGTCTGTGGCAGCGCGGGCCAGGGCACGTCCCCAGCTAGGAGTTCGAGGATGCTTAGTTCCTCGGTGGTCCAGACTTTTCCGCCCATGGCCTTTGTCTAAGTAGCGCAGTAAGGGAGCTTAGCGGCCTGGCGGCGGCGCGGCTTAGCGGAGCAGCGGCGCAGCGGCGCAGCTCAGCGCCTTATGCTGGCGTGGCCTTCGTCTTGGGAGCGGCGGCGGTGGCAGTTGGCGCAGCGCACGTCGCACTTGGCGACCTCGGCTTCGATCTTGTCTATGCCGCAGCGGTCGGCGACCATGCGGCTTATGTCGCCGTGCTTCTGCTGAGGGTCGCGGTGGTCGAACTCCAGTACGCGGATGTCGTTTTCGCCGCAGTCGACGCAGGGGTGGTCGAGTAGGTAGGACCAGACCCACATGCGGGCTCGGACCTTGCCGTGGTAGTCCTTGGCCCGCTGAGTGCCCATGCGCATAGACAGCGCGGTCTAGGTCATGGTAGGGAGTGGGGGCTGTGGTACTCGCGGCTTAGCCTGCGTTCCAGTGTCGGACAACACCGGCCACGATGAAGGCGTTGGTCAGCAGATAGCTGAGCAGGATGCTTAGGCGGACCAGGGCAACGCGGTCAGCAATGCGTGGATCGGGGTGCGCCTTCTCGCCGAGGGCCAAGGCCAGGATGCGCCAGTAGGTCACTGGCCCTCCAGCTCGGCGGCGATGACGAGAAGTTGGGCGCGGATCTCGTCCATAGCGTCCCAACGCACAAAAGGTGTGCCGATTAGTGGAGGAGCAGTCTCTGGCACCACTTGATCCGCAGCAGCTTGCAGGGCGGCGGCAGCAATCCAGCGGGATTCGTTTAGGCAGTCATCTGGGCCATAAGAGTTGGCGCCATTCGCCGCATCCAGCACCGCCTGCGCGGCGGGGGAGAGAGGTTGGTCAGTCATTGGTCTCGGGGGTGGGGATGGCGTGGTGGGGGAGCCAGTGGGTGTAGATCAGGGAGTCGTCGGAATCGCGGCGGCTACCTGCCCATTTGGGATCAAGCAAGATCCAACCATCAATGAAGTCATCTTGCTTGTGGCCGGGGTGCCAAAACCAGCACCGACCTTCCGCATTGCAATCCTTGGCCCCGGGCAGCCGCTCACTTACTGGAACCGGCTGGATGGCGGGGCGGCCCCAGCGGGCAAGGACGGCGCGGGCGTGGTCTACGGCGTGGCGGTTGAGGATGATGCGCATGGCGGCGGCAGCTTTGACGGTGGCGCGGTCAAAGCCGGCCAGGGCGCGGGCTGCGGTGGCTAAGTCATCACGCATTTGCTGGGGCATTAGCTCCATGATCTCCTCATCCGTAGGCGCCACTGGCTGAATGGCGGGGTTATTGATTTGATGCAGCTTGTTGACCATCTCAACTATTGCTGCTGGGGGCTGCGGTTCGGGCTGGGCTAGGCGCCAAAGCGTTTGCGTTGGGTTTGATACAAACAAACCATGACTATAGGTAAAGCCAGACACTGTGGGATTTGCTTGTTCATACCACTTCCCTTTGCCTTGAATCACTTTCCAGTTGGTGGGGTGGCAAATGTATTCGCAAAGGGCGTTAACGGAGGGTTGTTCAAATGACAATAGGTGCCATTCGGAGGGCGCCACCGGCTCAGGCGGTGGGGTGATGGGGTTAGTCATGGACGGTTGCCTCGTAGCCTTCAGCCATTAGCGATGCTGCCAATGCCGTGGCTAATTGCTTGGTGTATCGCTTTGTGCCGCCAGCAACCATATCGGTGACGGTCCAGCGTGTGTGATTTGTCCAGATGACGATGCGCTCATTGTCTTTTTGAAAGAAGACGGCTCGGGTGTTAGTCATGGCTAATAGCTAATGCGTACGGTGGCGATGCCGTCAAGCGGTACGCCTAGGCGGTGGGCGGCGCCGGCGCTTAGATCCAACGACGCACATTGGCAGCGGTCTGTTATATGCACCGTCAAAGTGCGCCCCTTGTGGCTGACACTTACGGGCGTACCGCAAGGCAACCAGGGGTGGGCGGCGCTAAGCCCCCAGTGTTGGTAGGTCTGGCCGCAATAGGTGGTGCGGCCGTTGTACCAGGGGTCGTACACCGTGGCCGTGACTGGCCTGGCGGCTGCTGGTAGGGGGAGGAGGAGGAGAAGTGCGAGGCTAAGGAGTTTGTACATCTTGGGTTAGTTCCAGTAGGGCGAGGGTGTGCCTGGCGAAGGCAACGTGGGTCATTAGCGCCTGGGCGGTGGGTGGGCGTTTGTAGGAGTCGAGCCACCAGTCGCGGAAGGCGGATTCGATTAGGTCGGATTTGGGGGTGTCCATAAGCTGCGCCGTTGAGCGGTAAGTGGCGCTGGGTGGAATGTAGCACAGTAAGCTGCGCAGCTTAGCGGCTTACTCGTCCCACTCGGGGGCGACGAGGGCGCTGAGTATGTGGTCGTCGGGATACAGCTCGGTGACGGTGCTGATCACGTCACTTAGGCAGTGGCCCAGTACCCCGATCACGCATACGTCAAGGGTGACGCGGTAGAGCTTGAGTGACGGCAAAGGCTGCGCGGCAGCGTTGCTGGGCGGCTTAGCGGCGTAGGTCATGGCTTCAGGTTGGGGTGACAGGCGGCGTGGTTAGTGGCGCGGATTAGCGCAGCATCGCGGCCACCGCTGTAGCCCGCGGCGTAAGCGAGCAGCAGCACAGCCAGGCTGATTAGGTGGCCGTACCAGGGGCTAAGTCGGCGCGGCTTGGCGGGGGTGAGCTGCGGCCGCCTAGGTGGCGTGGTAAGCGGCGCGGTGAAGCTGGGGAGTGTTGGCATGGGTTGCGCAGCAGCGCTGCTTAGGGGGCGAAGTGGCGCGGCCTATGGCTTCAAGCCGATGCTCCACCTGGGGGCGCGGGAGGTGGCGCCTAGGTCGCGCTGCCTCACCTTGGAGTCGAGGGAGACGACCAGGCCGTCGCAGGGGAAGCCGAGCGTGTGCTGGTTGGCGGTGAAGGTGGTCAAGGCGTCGAGCACCGCGGCGGGGCTGTGGGTGACGGAGCAGCGGAGGGTGGCGAAGCCGGCGCATTCGAGCCAGGTGGCCGCCGCGCTGCGGGTGGGCACGGCGTCGATGCCAACGAGGTCGAAGGCGAGCAGGCTTAGCGAAGCAGCGGCGGCGGCGCGGTCGTTGCGGCGCAGGATGGCGGCGACAGCGTTGCGACTAATCTGCGCCGCAGGGCCGCGACCTAGTGAAATAGCTTCGCAGCGCACCTCTACGCGGCCTACGGGGCGGCCGGGCAGGTCGGTCAAGGCGCCGGCTTGGATTACGGCGGCGGTGCAGTCGCGGCCGCCGCGCAGGTGGGCGCGGGTAAATACGCCGTCTAGGTAGATGAGGTTGACGCTTACTCCGTCGGCCTTTAGCTGTACTGCGTAGGGCCCTGGATTGCGGGCCAGCCAATCCTCGGGCTGAGCGGGACAATCCAAGCTAAGCAAATCGCTTAGTGGGGGGAGGGCGTCGGGGCACATGCGGCTAAGGCGGTCGTAGGCCGCGTCAGTGAGGAGGGGGACGCCGCGGCGGTAGGCGGCGTCGAGGCCGTTGAGCAGTGCGGCGAAGATGGGGGTGAGAGGCGTAGGCATAAGGGGTGAGGCGGTAAGGGGCGCCGGGTGGTGCGGCGGTGAGTGGATCGTAGCACAATAAGCTAGGGCTCGCCGCTGCGCCGCTTAGCTGAGCAGTCCAGCGCCTCCTTAGTGCCGAACTCGGGGATGCCTAGATCGCATGTGTCGCGGATGCGATGCACGCAATCGAGGCAGGGGTCGGCGTCTTGGGCCGGCGGGGCGGTAGGTGGCGGCGCTACGAGGCCTAGGTCGGCGCGGATGCGGTCCAGCAGAGCGCGGTCGCTAAGCGCCTGGGCGTACCACTCCTCGCTCACTTCCCGGCTGCCCAGCCTATGGCCGCAGCTACGGCATAGTTTGCGGCGGCGGCGGGATTCACCCGAGGGCCGGGACTCGATGATGTCGAGGGTGTGCTCGCCACAGTTGGGGCATGGGACGGCGGCACTAAGGGAGTGGTACATAAGCTGCGTTGTTGCAGGGTTGCGCAGCTTAGCGTCTTAGCACCTTGGCCAATTCTTCGCGGAGCAGTTTGGGCACTTGTTGGTCGGCGTAGCGGGTGGTGATGCCTAGGAAGTCATAGGCGGTGCGGACGGTGGGCGGTTCAGCGATGTAGCCGAAGAGGCGGTTGAAGCCGCGGTTGTTTGTGCCGGCTCGTTGGTAGATGCCGGGTTTGAGGTGGGTTGGGCGCTTGGAGGTTCGGCGGTTGTCGGGGATGCTGAAGTAGGCGGGGTTTTGGCGTGCCAGTCCTTTGAGAACGCCTTGGTACTGGCCGGGGGTCATGTTGTCGTGAATGTTCTTGCGGACGCCGCGGCCACCGATGTTGGGGATAGGGAACAGGTTGGTGATGTTGAGCTTGCTTAGGCCGCGAGCGAAGCGGCTTAGGTAGGCCTGTTTGCCTCCGCCGTCACTTGCGTCGGTTGGGTAGATGTAGGAAGCGGGGGCGTTGCCTTTCGGGCCGTCGGTGCTCAGGTAGAGGCGGACCTGCAGGCCGTCGGCGGCGTAGCGAGGGGAGCGAAGAGTGAAGGGCACAGGGTCGGCGAAACGGCCGGCCATTTGGAGGCCGTGGTGCTGGCGCAGGCCGAAGCCCAGGCGCTTCATGGTCTGGCCGCCCGCATAGTTGAAGTTGGCCTTCTCCAAGATGCTTAGGCGGCCGATGGTGCGCTCGGCGTCGTAAGTGATTTGGGTGGCCATGGGCTTCGCCGCTTAGGTGCTGGGTGCCTCACTGCGCAGTCTATGCAGCTCGTCAAAGTAGGTATGGCACCGTTCTAGGTAGCAGGACTCGGCGCCGCGTAGCTCCAGGGCGCTTAGTTCGCGGATGTTGGGCGGGCCGGCGCGGCGGGCTACTACGACAATGGCGCCTTTTGCCTGGATGCCTGTTAAATGGCGTAGGCCGACACTATATGCACCTAATTGGTGCATGTAGTCTTCAAGTAATTCTTCAGAGCGCTTATTGAAACTTGTCTTCCAATCGACGACCATTGGCCCTTTACCGTTTACGTCGAGTAGGGCGTCGCAGGTGCCGGCGAACCCGGCGGGGTGGTGGACGCTGAACTCGATGGCGTGGATGGCGGTGACGTTCGCCTCGATCCAGGCGAGCAGGCCGCGGCGGTATCCGGAGGCGCTGAAGCCGACCTTGGGGGCACTGGGTAGTACCTGCTTAAGCGCCCAGCGGGTGAGCGGGGCGGGGGTGCGGATTAGGCCGTCGGGCTTTTCATAGAGGGTGCCGCGCTTGTTGGCGGCGCCGATGGCCAGCTTCTTGGCTGAGCGGAGGACGTATTCGGCAGCGTTATGCGTGCGGGTGCCGCGCTCAGCAGCGGTGTCTCGCTCTACCGCTGCCACTTCCACGCCTAGGCGGGCTACCCAAGCCTCTAGGGCCGCTTTACTATTACTTGTCTCTTTAAGTATTCGCGTAACGCTATGATATACTTCCCCATTAGCGTCACGATAAATACGCCCATTAGGGTCGCTTACGTCGTCTCGCTCCAGCTGCCACTTAGCTAGGCCTCTTAGCGCGTCGTGAGCATTAGCCGCGTCGGGCGGTGTAGGCATAGCGGCGGGGCGAAGGAGGCGGCATAAGGAAAGGGGGCAGGCAGTGCCCACCCCCTGTAGCGCTAAGTGCAGCTTAGCGATGCGGCTTAGCGAAGCTACGCAGCTTCCTCCTTGAAGGGGTCGCCGCCTTCTAGCAATCTGCTTATGTCGAATCCGGCGGCGCGGGACTCTTCCCAAGCAGCAGTGATGTCCTTGTCGGCGCCCTTCTTACGGGGCACAGGAGTCACTTTGTACTCGGTGTCTAGGCCGGCGCCTACCTTGCCAAGGATGAAGTCGATGGCCGTGAGGTCATCGTAATCAGGCATCTGGCTGATGTTGTCAAGCTCGCGAATGATCGACTTCTGGCCCAGTTGCAGGATCTGCACCTGGGCTGCCTCGAAGTTGTAGACGGGCAGGGCGAGGGCGAACTTGATGGGCTCGGGGCCGCTGCCTTCGCGGTTCATGCGACGGGTGAAGTCGCCGAAGGCGAGGGTCAGGTCGTCGGGGCTCGGCTCAGAGGCGAAGCGGAACGGCTTGCTCTTGCCGTCGGGGCCTTCTGCCCAGACTTCGTAGAACTCAAGGGGCTCGTCACTAAGTAGGGCGAAGCGGACGGAGCTGCCGGCAGCGATCTTGCTAGGCGACAGGTAAGCGCCGCCTCCGCTGACGGCGGCTTGTGCGGACTTGGAAAGGAGAGCCAAAGGTGTTGCGGGGTAGGTGGATGCGGTTAGCGGTGCCTAGGTGGCGGTGCTTGGCGCTTAAGCAGTGTAGCACCAGGCTGCGGTGGGACGCAACACTGTGCTACTTATTGAAGCCTGGGCCACCGGGCCTAGCATGGAAAACACCCCGCCTGTAGAGCGCTTAGACGGGGTGCAACAACGCTATCCACTTGCAACCTTATCAGATGAGTCGCACTTCGGGACTGATTAGTTTTGTTCGTTCACTGCCTCTAGGGCCGGCTTATGCCCCCGTCTATGCAGAAGGTGTTGTTTTTGGTAAGAGCGAGTCGGTGTCTTCGGGTAAGGCGCCGCATGAGCTTTCGCACCACCGCGTATTCAGCCCTGAGGACGTGGCGCTGCTGCTTGAGCAGAAGCCCGATACGTTCCAGGCGATTGGTCTGTTCACCGGGATTCGCAGCGACGGAATCGTGATCCTCGATGTCGACGCCAACCTGTCGACGCTGCTTAAGAAGTGGGGCGACTCGATTGCCCAGGCGCCCAAGGTGATCAGCACCAAGGCCAATGCGGCCAAGTTTGTGTTTCGCGTACCAGCGGAGCAGCGGTCGCTAGTCAAAGGCCTAACCCTTAGCCAGACGCGCAAGGGCTACGAGGTCTTGTGGGGTATGCAGGGGGTGATTGCGGGGGCCTATCCCGGTTCGCGTGATGGCACTGCAAAGCCGGGCGTGTACAAGTTGGCGGCCGGCAGCTTTGATGCGATTCCCGAAGCTCCCGAGTGGTTGCTTGCGGAGATGCGGGCCAGGAAGTTGCAAGAGGCCCCTGTGGCGGGCTTGGTGAAAAATCGCCGCGGCCTGGACTTCTCTGGGCGGACGCAGGACGAGATAGCTGAGATTGTGCATGACTGCCTCCAGGTGCTGCCCCACTTAGGCCGCGGCAGTGAGGATCAGTGGTGGCAGGTAGGCGCAATGGTTGCCGAGTCCCTTCCAAATGACTTGGGCCTAGCGCTGTGGTCTGCGTGGAGCGCAACAGACCCGGCGTTTGAGGACGACTGGGCTAAGGGCGACCCGTGCGCTGAGAAGTGGATGCGCTTAGCGGAGCGGGCCGGCAAGCCGGGGAACATGGGTCTGGGCAGCTTGGTCAAGTTGGCCGATGAATACGACCCTCAGAGGCAGCGATTTCAAGAGTCCAGCAGGCGCACGCTTGAGGAAGTCGAGACTTCGCAAGTACAGCAGTACCGCCAGGTGGCGCTCGACTTCCCTGAGGTGATTAGGCGTGCCAGGGAACTGCTTGAGCTGGACAACCCAGCTGAGATGAACTACAGGCTTCACGCGCTGGCGGTTGAGTCGGGCTACCGCGATAAGGAGAGCCTGGAGCGCCTCCTGGTCGACCAGATGCAGTACGAGGGCGAGAGCGACACCATGTCGATCAAGGAGCTGCTGGAGAGGCAGTTCGAGCGCACCTACTTGATTCCCGACCTGCTGCCCTCACCCTCGGTTGTTTTGGTGTACGGCGCAGGCGGTGACGGTAAGTCCATGGCGGCCTGGACCTTGGCCAAGCATGTTGCGACTGGCGAGCCTTTTGTGATTCGGGGCAAGCCTGTTCCGGTCCAGCAGGGGCCTGTGCTGCTGCTGAATGGAGACCAGCCGCTGGTGCAGCTGCAGGAGCAGTTGGAGGAGGTGGAGATACCCGACGATGCGCCTGTGACGATCAGGACGGACTGGTCGCTCCAGCGCTACGCGCAGTTCGTAAAGCTGATGGAAACTATAAAGCCTAAGCTTGTGGTTATTGACTCGCTTATTGGGTGCAGTGGCGGTAAAGCGTTTGATGAGAATAAGAGTGACTTTGCAACTCCTCTGTATTGGCTAACTAGGAACAATGGCGTCCTATTCCCGCCCACAACCATAATTATTATTCACCACGCCAATAAGCAGGGTGGGTTCCGGGGGACGTCGGCAATTAGGGATGCGGTGGATGAGGTGTGGGCGCTGAGGCGGCCCACGGAGCGGCAGCAGGAGGCCGTTGGGCCCAATGCGCGGCTTATTGGCATCGAGAAGTCTCGGAGCGGTCGTGGGGGCTCCTCGCTGCTGCTGAAGATCGACGAAGACCTGTGCTTCTCTCTAAGCGATTACGCGCCAGAGATTGACCCAACAGAGACGGGACCGAGCGGGATTACGGATCGGGTGCTGGCGCGGCTACGGACGGCGCACCCCGAGGGGCGTACCCGCATCGAGCTGAACGCCGACCCGATTGTTGGAGGGCGGGTCACCGCAATCAGGAAGGCGCTTCAGCGCTTAGAGAAGCGAGGTCTTATCTCTGTCTCAGGTAAGACGCAAAGCAAGACCAAAGGGAGGCCTCAGCACGTCTACAGGGCGATTTTGTCTTCCTCGCGGGGAGAGGTTGTGTATGTGTGTCCCAATGAGGAAGATCCCAGTGATAGCAAGGGCGGAGCAATGGGACACATGGGGGTAGAGGAGGGGCAGTGTCCCATTAAGAATGAGGTAGGCCCTGGCACGTTTTCCACAGGCACCCCCCAAGTTGTGGAAAACCCTGAGTTGCAAGGGGTGACTAGTGGGACACCTACTGAACAAAAAGGGGAGTGTCCCATTTCTAAACCCTTGTGGCGCAAGGGATTAGACCTTAAGAGGACAGATACGGAAGCTATACGCGCACGTAGGCAGGATTTGCCGCAGCCGGGCTCTGCCCTGGAACGTTCTCAGGAGGAGCTGGAGGCGATGCGCCGTGATGCGTTTGCGTCATGGGAGTGAGCGCCGCTGATCTACGGCGCCAGGCCGAGCTGAAGCGCATCGAGGCCTTCTTGGTGTCGCTTGAGGAGTGGATGCCGGAACCGCCTACCCGGTGGCGCGAGGCAGCCAAGCCGCCTGGTTCCGCTCCACGTACTGGAGGACTAAGGGCGTAGTGCAGCGACTTGCGCTGTGCTAAGGTGTTGGGGCTTCGCTGGAAATGCGGAGTCCCATTCTTTTGCTTAGGCGCTACGTGACTGCAACACCGCTTACTGCTCAGCCCACCTTCCTCCTAGGCGTCGAGCACCTGCACAGGCTGTCTACGGCGATGACCGTGGCGTTTGACTCGGAGACGACAGGGCTGCAGCCCGAGGAGGGCGGTCTGCGTTTGCTGCAGTTGGGAGCCCGCAATTGCCCCATTGTGTTGATTGACTGCTGGGAGCTGGACCCGGCGGGATGGGCTGCGGTGCGGGACTTTTTTGAAGCCAAGCAGCGCTTCTGGTGGGCGCACAACGCTGTGTTTGACCTGGGGTGGCTGCAGGAGCACGGCATACGCCCGAACGGACGGGTCATGTGCTCGATGATCGCCAGCAAGCTGATTAGCAACGGCATTCCGAACTTGAAGCACGGCTTGGCGCCGACCGTGGAGCGCTACCTAGGCCGGGAGCTGAGCAAGGAGATGCAGGTAAGTGACTGGTCGGCGCCGCTGCTTAGCGCTGAGCAGCTCGCCTATGCGGCGGGGGATGTGCAGGCCCTACTCGACCTCGACTTGGTGCTTACCGAGCGCTTAGGGGCGGCGCGGCTGATGAAGGCCTATGCGCTGGAGTGCGCGGCGCTGCCGGCGATGGCGCAGATGTGGCGTACAGGGCTGCCATTCAACCGGACCAAGCTTGAGGAGCTGCAGGCGTCGCTTGAGGCGGACATTGAGCGCTATGGGGCGCAGTTCGTTGCTGACCTCGATGCGGCGCTGCCCGAGGAGCACAAGCTGCCGCGGGATGAGGATGGCAGCTTCAATCTGCGCAGCAAGGCCGAGGGCGCGGTTCGCCTAGGCACGAAGCGGCAGGCGGGCTTCAACCTCAACTCACCGAAGCAGTTGGTGGAGAAGTTCACGGTGCTGCTTGGCGTGGTGCCGGTAGGCAAGGAGGGCAAGCCCAGTGCAGCCAGGGATGCCTTGCGGGATTATGCGGCGGACCACAAGGTCATTCAGATATACCTGCTATGGAAGCGAGCAGAGAAGCGTAGGCAGATGGTAATTAGCTTACTTGAGCATCAGGCTCCCGATGGCTTTATTCGTGCTAGTTATATGCAGCTAGGTGCTGAGTCTGGGCGCATGAGTTGCGCTAAGCCTAATTTGCAGCAAGTGCCTAGAGATAATGCTTTCCGCTTAGCTGCTGAGGCGCCTGAGGGATGGACCTTTGTGTGCGCAGACTTTGGACAAATGGAATTGCGTTTAGCTGCTGCGCAAGCCGAGGACGAGACGATGATCGAAGCGTTTAAGCACGACATGGACCTGCACACGCTCACCGCCAGCGCGATCTACACCGAGCCCACCGAGGACGAGAAGGAACTGAAATTACGCAGACAGGTAGCCAAGTCTGCCAATTTCGGCCTCCTATTTGGTGCTGGTGCTAAGGGTCTTAGGAACTATGCAGGCGCTATGGGAATCACTATGACTATTGAGGAAGCCGAGGTGGTAAGGGATACGTTCCACAGCACCTATAAGGGGATAAACAAGTGGCAAAGGGATAACGCTATAGCTTCGGATAGTACGCGGGGAGATAAATGGGCGGAAGTACGGATACCTGTTAGTGGGATGCGGCGGTTTTTGCCTGGCGATATGAACAGGGTTACCGTGAGGTGCAACACGCCGGTCCAGGGGGCTGGTGCTGCAGTTATGAAGGCGGCCCTGGGCAAGTTGTGGCCCCTACTCGTCGAGGCGGGTGAGGAGGCGGCGCGGCTTAGCGCAGTCGTGCATGACGAAGTGCTATTGCTAGTCAGGGAGGGCACCGAAGCGCAGTGGATGTCAGCGCTCCAGGGAGTTATGGAGGCCGCCGAGGCTGAGTGGCTGGGAGATATACCTCCCCTAGCTGAAGCCAATAGCGGTAAGACCTGGGCGGACGCCAAGTAGCGCGGCGGCGCTTACTGTGGCGCTACTTGTTGGCGCGGCTTAGTGGGGCGTACGGGGCGCGAAATTATGGTGGAGTGGCTTCGCGATGAGATGCGCCAAGCCACTGTTGCGGATCTGCAGAGAGCTGCGCAGTTTTTGGAATTTGCGCGTGAAGTGAGAAAGGGTTGCGATAAGCAGAGGGCTAAGGCTAGGCGAGTGCAGAGTCAGGGCTGGCGCAAGCACGTAGATCCAACCTTAAGGTGGTAGGCTAAGCCTCGACGCTGTACTAACACTTATGACCAAGCCCCATGGCACTAAGAAGCACTTTCAGGTGTTGATTGATCCGAATCGTGCTGCACTGTTGGAGCTGGAAGCTACGCGGCGGGGGTTCAAGGCCGCGGCCTATGCACGGGAGCTGATCTACACCGAGCTGGAGCGCACAGCCGGAAATCGGGAGTATCAGGCGGCATTTACGTTGGATGCGGACGAGCGCAGAGCGGCGATCCAGCGCCAGGTTGAGGGGCGGCTTAAGGGGCGCAAGACCTCGCCCGCCTAGTCCTTAATGTGATAGGCTAAGCGGACGCCCGGCAGCTGCTGGGCATTGCTCGTTCCACCGCTTAGCTCTTATGTCTAATTTGCCGCAAAGGCCAGCCGCTAATTGCGAAGCCTGTACTTATTGGCAGTACGTAGCGCCGTTGCCTGATAGCGACGCCCTTAGCTTCGGTACTTGCCGCAAAAACGCTCCAACGGCTACAGCGCATAGCGAACACAGCATGAGCTTCCCGCTTATTGCTGTGTGGCCTGTGACCAGCAGTAACGATTGGTGCGGTGACTGGGTTGGCTAGGCCGTTGCGCCGAGTTCAAGCTGTACTTAGCAGCATGTCCCCTTATTGCTGTAGGCTTAGGCTTACCTCATCATTCCTATGAGCTTTCAAGTGATCGCGGCTTCTGACATTCCTCAGAGCAATAACCGCGTTACCAAGACCACACCGCTGCGCAATGCGCTTGCGTGTTTGCAGGTCGGCGAAGCAATCGAAGTTGCTTATGACGACTTTGATGCTGAGGCTGGTTACCGGCCCACCACCATCACCCAGGTAGCAAGCACCATGACCGCACGGTCAGAAACTGTGCGTTTCTCGGTGAAGCGCAAGGCCGACCTTACCGGCTGCTACTTGGTAGCTACTGCCAAGCCTGAGCCTGGTACGACCAAGCCGCGTGGCCGCAAGCCCAAGGCTGTTGCCGAAGCGGTAGCTGCGTAAGCTGCGCAGCCAAGGCCCGCCGGAGCCTATCCGGCACTTACCCTCTAATCTCCTTACCCACTTACCTATTGTGGTTACATTTTACAGTGAAGCATTAACGCAACTTGTAGAGTTCGACAAAGTAGCCGGCTTAAGCAAGCAAGAGCTACGCTTCTTTCACGGAGAACTGCTGCAAATTGTTCACTCTTTGGAAGAGTCGATAAAAAGCGCCAAGCTAAGGGAGGCGCAGAGTGGTATGCCTATGGATAGCAATTGGCTGCATCGCATTAGTACGAAGCGGCGCATTGCATCGAAATTTGCTACTGAGGTGCTTAGCCAGTTACAGGGCGGTAGTGCGTCTGTGCAGCGCACTGAGTACGACAGGCTCTACAAAGCGGAGCTGGATGCCTTCCTAGCGTTTGAATTTGGCGATGAATTGCCTGCCATACAGCAGGAGCTGCTTGAAAAGGCGAAGAATGCGTACCAGGGGTGGATCACGGAAACGGAACAGATTATGTGGTTTGTGCCGTGAAGCAGCCGCCACTCTCCCCCGATCAGCAGGCCTTGCTAGATCAGGTGGACTTCCGCTTATTGCCGGAGACGCACGCCTATATGTCTGTGCGTACCCAAAACGCACTGCGCAGGGCCGGCTTGCTCACCGCTGAGCAGATCATGCTGGCCTCGACTGATCGGCTGTTGCTGGTCAAGAACTTTGGGCCGCTATCACTAGAAGAGGTGGCCACCTGGCGCGAGGCCCTTATGGCCGGCAACGACAGGCTGTTCCAAGACACCCTGGAGGCGGTGATGGAGGCGATGCGCTCCACCCAATCCATAGTCACCGAGACCCAGGCCAAGGCGGCTATGGCGGCGATCTGGAAGCGCATTGCTACGGCGCCCTTTACCTCGACGCACATAAGGCAGATGCTGATTCCCCAAGCTCCGCCGCCCCCTACCCTAATTACCGCGTAGTCAAGCCATGGCTGATTTTTCTGTGCAGATTCCTTGGAGAGAGCCGGATGAGGCAACTCCAAAACTTGGTGACGGTATTAGCCGGCCGCGGCCTGAAGAGGTTGTCGAGCGCGTTACCGTTGTGATTCGCCTCTCAGGGGCGCGGCCGATGCGCTGGACCGTAAAGGCCCCGACTCCTGCAGACGCGCTTCTCTACGCCCGTAACCGCTGGCCTCAGGCCGCCGTAAGTCTTTATGAGCCCCAAGTCCCAGCTACATCCAGCTCAACTTGAGCAGCTGAAGAGCGACTTCCTTGACTACCTATATGCGCAGTCTGGACGGACCAGTGGCCTTTACACGGGTCTGTGGGCTGAGCACTGCCGCACTACGGGCGAGCAGCAACGCCTTATTTGGACCCCAACACTTACCGCTTAAACCAATGATTATCGGCATCTATTCGCCTGCTGCACAGAGCGGCAAGACTACTGTTGCGAGTTTTTTACAGGAGCGCGGTTACTGTCGCCTGCCTTTTGCGCAACCTATGCGGGATATGCTGAGCGTCATGCTGAGTGATCTTGGGTACAGCGAAGAGCTTATTGCGCACCACCTACACGTCGACAAGGAGGCGTTAGTGCCTGAATTAGGGGTGTCGGTGCGGCATTTGCTGCGGACTTTGGGGACGGAGTGGGGCAGGGACTGTGTCAGCCCGAGCGTCTGGTTGGATGTGTGGCTGGCCAAAGCGCGGCGCAAGTCTTTCGTAGTGGTGGACGATGTGCGCTTCACCAACGAGGCCGAGCTGATCCGCCTCTTAGGTGGGCAGGTTTGGCGGATTACGCGGCCGGGCGTCGTGCGAAACACCGAACATGCTTCTGAAGGCGGACTTGACGAGTGGGAGCACTTCACCTGTGACATAGTTAATTCGGGCAGTATTTCCGATCTACTTAATGGCCTCCCTAAGGTTCCATTCGGGCCGCATGGTCTTGCTGCCCCAGAAGGAGGGTTGGCGGGTACGGCTTAAGACTGGCAAGGAGGTTGTGGAGCTGCCACTGTCGGCGCTAGAGCTGCGAGATGCAGTTGTTGAGGCCGAGCAGCTTTACGCTGACGCCCGCACCATCGCCTCAGGAACGCCTACGTGCCAGCAGTGTGTCCATTGGGAATTTGTTAGCGGGGAGTGTTCGCTGGAGTTTGTTGAGGGCCGGCGCAGTGGCGGTAAGTATGCGAGGGACTGCGCCGCGTTTTGGATAAGCTAGGCGGCGCTGTCACGCTGCTGCGCTGTCACGCTGCTGCGCTGTCACGCGACTTACCCAGGCGTAGACGGTCAGGGCACGGTTGAAGTCCCAGTAGGGCTGTTCTTGCCACCAAGCCCATACAGGTGACGAGCCCTTGCGGCCGTTGCAGCAGCGGCAGGCTGGTACGAGGTTCGGTTGTACCGTCATGCCACCGTGGAGCCGTGGTACGACGTGATCGAGCGTGTCGGCCGGCAGACCGCAATAAGCGCAGCAGTTGCGCCACGCCTCAAAAATGCCACGCCTAAACCGCTGCTTATTTAACCTTTTCGGGACAAGTAGAGACTCCTGAATCGCATGATCCATCGGACAGTAGCGGGAGGACTACGTTCTCTACGTCTATGTCTATTAGGGTCTCGCCGTTAAGCAGCTGCTCTTCAATGCGGGAGCAGACGTTGCCGGCCAGCTCTTCGGGGTCCACGTCTCGCTCCACTAGGGCGCGGAAGGTGACATCTACTAGGTGGAGCGGCATGGCAACGGTGCGCCTAAGACCAGCGTAGCCAAGCTGCGGTGCCTAACCCTTGCTTGGGCACACTGATGCGTGCTGGTTGTAGCGACCCGTGTCCGCATAGGTGCGGGAGGGCGGCGCAGCCATAAGCTCGAAGACCATTTGACCTACGCGCATTCCGTTCCACAGGGGGACGGGGTGGAGGCGGCGAGCGTTTGTAAGCTCCAAGGTTATCGAGGAGCTGTGGAAGCCAGGGTCTGCGAAGCCGGCCAGCAGATGTTCGAGGCCTTCGCGGGCGCGGGAGGACTTCAGCATGAAACGGGCACAGATGTCGCTGGGGATGTTGAACAGCTCGACGGTGTGACCTAGTACGAACTCGCCGGGGCCAAGTAGGTAGGGGTATTCGGCCGTGGTTTTGCGAATGCTGTATGGGCGCATTTCCGGTGTGTCGTGTGTCTCGATTAGCAGGTCGGGGCCCAGGCGCACGTCGAGACTTGCAGGGTTAAGTAGGTCAGCGTCCCAGCCCTCCACCATGTTGTACTCTTCGCATAGGTGGCGTATCTCGGTATCGGGTAAGATCATAAGTTGCGTGGGGGTAAGCGTAGTGTACCCCTAGGTGACACCGCTTAGCGCCGCCTAGTCGCAAAGCTTAGGCGTAACACTATCCAGCACTTGCTTAGTCATGTCGTAGTAGCGCTGGTCTATGGGAGGCAGCGACCCTGGGTCGGAGGCGAGGGCCAGCTCGACCTGCAAGTGACCTATGCGGGCCAGGGAAGTGAGGACCGCGTGCTCTAGGTTGTAGTTCTGGCGGACCAGGGAGACGGCAAGGTTGAGGAGGCTTTGCGGCTCCTTCAGCCCGTCCTCTTGGAGAGATCGCACCTTGAGTTCGCATTCCAATTGCCTAGCCAACGGAAGCTCAGGAACCATCGAAATAGGTAGAGGCTCAGTAGTCCCACCGTACACGTGGGCGTCCTTGACGACAGCCCAGATGCACAAAACCCTTAGGTGCGCCGTAGCCGACGCTGTAGGGCCATTCACGATCCACCCATGACTGGACCGCGTTGATGTCTGCGCCGTCAACGTACCAGTCAACAGCCCCCACTCCCGGCGCGTCATAAAGATGCTCCGACGAACTGGCGCCACCCACGGCCCGGTTGATGGCTGCAGGCCGATAGCCCGAGGTGATTGTGATGCGTTTGCCACCGAAGGCCGTACGCACGCGCTCTAGAAATGCCGCCAGCTCGACGGCGGTGTCCACCTGATGCTGAGCGGTGAAGCGCCGGGCCGGCTCACCTAGGGCAAACTCGCCAAGGGTGAAGTGCTGCGACAGCTTGGTGCTAAACGGGTCGCTGGGCTTGACCTTGGCGGGGCGAGGTGGCGGCGGGGGTGGCTGCGTGCCAGTCCATAGGGCGCCTTCCGCGATGCGGCGCCGCTTGAGGCCGGCTTCGACGTTGGTGCCCGGATTGCGGTAGAGGAGCAGGGCAGCAGGCACTGCAGCCCAGTCCTTTTCGCGCAGCTCGCGGCTGATGGTTTCAAAGCCTGGCGCGCCATAGAAGCCGCTGCCAAGGTTGTAGGCGAAGCTGATCAGTGCGCACTTCTGATGATCGGCCATCTCGCCCCATGCGGGGATTGAGGCGCGCAGCTTTTCAGCAATGCGGTCCACCTCCTGGCGGAGCAGCATGTCTGCCTCGATAACGTTGATCTTGTCGCCCTGCTTGACCTTGCGGCCGTCGCTGTAGCGGGTGGTGCCATAGCCGATGGTCGCCACGTCCCAGCCGTGCAGCGGGTCGGCGTAGGAATCGAGGTGTATGCCTTCAAACTCCTTGATTAGCTTCAGCGCTGCGGCTAGGTCGGCCTGCTTGCCGTCTTGGCTCCATGTTTGGAACCATGCCCGGTCGCGGCGCATGGCCACGGCGTAGCCGTTTACCGCTAAATCCTGTTCCAGCATTTCAATCGCGGCCGATTGATGTGGCAGTTTTCGATAGAAACGGAACAGCTGCTCTAACGTGATCGGTGCGGCGGTCATCGCTTGATGTTGCGGAGGGCAGCCTTGATGGGGTCGTAGAGGCCGAGCACGGCGCTCACCTGGGTGGCGGTAGCGGTGTGGCCGAGCTTTGCTTCGATGGCGTCAGTTACGACAGCCTGCACCGCTAGTGGCTGGGCGTGATCTACCAACATAGATGGCAGCTCAATGTCGAGCTTGGCGAAAATCGCGGGCAACTCTTTGCGAAGTGCGCGATCCATCGCCAACTTGAGCAAGGTGCGTCCCAGCTCTAATGCAACAGTGCGGAAGATCTTGGTCATTGCGGTGACTTGGTGAGGATGCCGCCAATCCAACCAGCGGCTGTGCCTACCGCAGCATAGACAGCTGAAGACTGCGGGTCACAATTATTTGGTGTGCGGAAACGGCAAGCCGCAAGGTCGATACCACCAATGGTGATGCCAACTCCCAGTAACGCTACTAGGCAGCGAAGTAGGTAACTGCGTTCGTTCATCTGCCCTCCAGCTTGCTGACGCGCTGCTCAACGCTATTCAGCCTGGTATAGGTTTCGCGGCGGTCGTCGCGGATGTCGCTGTGCATGGCTTCTAGCTGTGTTGCTATATGCTCCACCGCTGTGCTAAGGCGGATCACAGCGTCACGCGCTTCATCGTTGCGCCTACCGAAGCCCATAGCACCCATCGCAGCCACGCTGATGGATGCTCCAGCGATAGCCGCGACGACTTCGATCATGGTGTAAGTCTACTGCCACGGCATACCCTGAGCAGTAGTGGGTGTGCGCTGCTGGTCGATCTGCACCTGCAAGGCGGCTTCAATTTCATCCACCTTTTCGGTGCCGCCAAGCTTGTCTTGCACCCAGCCGATGACTATTTCAGGTGTCAAGTCGGCGTACGGGATGATGTTGCCTTCAGGCTGCTCTAGGCCGATGGAGCCGTAGGCCGAGCTGGCGTAGGTGCCGTCGTTGGCAGCCACGGTGTAATGGACCGTGAAAACGATGCCGTCAGCGGTGTAACGTTCCATCTGGGCGACGGCCCAGGTGTATTCAGTGGTAGTAGGCATTGGTCAGGTGGGGATAAGTGAATTGTAGCTGGGGCTAGCGTGTTTAGTAAGTGATCATTAAAGTGCCGTCCGACTTGCGGTAGACATCACCATGTGCTGATTGCCGTGCGCTTCCATGTGTTTGTTGCCGTGCAGACGTAGATGTAGTTGGCGTCCCAGCAGATTTCGCCGGTAGCGCCGGTAGCAGATGCAGATGCTGGTGTCCGGGCAGTGCGCACTCGCACGGTGTCAGCGTTTACGTCTAACAGTGCGGTCGGGCTAGTAGTGCCAATTCCTACGTTGCCGCCGCTCGTAATCCGCATCCGTTCCGTCGGGCTACTCGCTCCGTCGGAAGTAGTGCTGAATATTAAACGACCAGGCATGTCGTCAGTGCCGGGGGTGCCGTCTACTTCGCACCTGATTGCAGCGGCCGACTTAAACCCTGTGCCATCACTACCTTCAAATGACACATCCCCTAATGCATCATTATTGGAAACAATGGTTTGAACGCCAATGCCGCCCCTGCTTTTTTGGAGTTGTAGTTGTGGCTGAAAAACATCTGCTGAATAGCGACCAATAGAAGCAGCAGCTAATACTGATGTTCCCGCCACTTGTATGCTTGGCGTAAATCCAGCGCCGCTGGTAGTGCTAGTAGATGTACCAACCAAGAGCCTGCCGGAGCTGTCGATGCGCATCCGCTCAGTAGGGCTAGACCCTCCGTCTGCCGTAGTGGAGAACACTAAACGTCCTGGCATGTCGTTAGCGCCGGGGGTGCCGTCTACAAATGCACTAATAGCGGCTCCAACTAATGCTGCTGATCCATCTGTGCCATTGAAACTTAAAGCTCCAATACCGTCCCCATTGCTGACAAGAGTGAAAGAGCCGGCTGCTGTGCCACGGGATTTAACCAGAGCAAGATATGGCCCAAAGCCGTCATTTCGATTTGAAGCAAAGCTTCCCATCGCCAGATTAGTTCCTTCAACTTGAAGCTCTGCAATAGCACCTCCACCACCTAAGAATGCGCTGCTAATTAAACGCGCACTAGACGTACCAACTAAGAGATTGCCGTTGCTGTCGATGGTCATCGCATCGACGTATCCAGTGGGAGCGCTTGTACCAACTGTTGAATTGACCGAAAAAATCATGCCACCAGTTGAGTAAAACCTAGGGTTTCCACCAGCCCACATACCAATACTAACAGCGCCTGTATAAGCCTGAATCAAATTGTTACCACTGCCACTTCCAATCCTTGCCATTCCCCCCGCTACTGAAATATCAAGCAACGTCACAGGGCTACTCGTTCCAATCCCCACGCTGCCGGAGCTGTCGATGCGCATGGCCTCGACACCACCTTCAACAAATGCCAAGGTGTCTGCGCCGGGGCTGTAGATGCCAGTGTTTGGGTCGTTTTCAAAGGCGATACCGGGTGCAGCAGCGGTGCCATCAGGCATCCCGCGCATCAGTTCCTCGATGGTGATGCGTTTGTTCTTGGTGGCGGCCGCTGCTTCGCTGATGTCAACGATAGGCAAAAAGTCACCCGACGCTGGTGTAGTCAGTGCTGTCAGGTCTGAAATCTTACGGTCAGCCATGGATTGTGTTGAGGGTGTAAAACTTAGCAGCCATGCTTACGCCGTAGCTTGCGGCGGACTGCGATCAATCTAGACCCAACAGCTCCCGCAACTCGGCTACGGTCAAGCCAGCGGCGGCTAGCTTTTCGGCGGGCGTAGGCGGCACTGGTGGTTCAGGCTGCGGGCGGTTTTGCAGCTCAGCAATCTCCGCATCGGTGAGGGCGATTGTGCGCTGCTCGCCGGTTTGAACGTTGACTTCAATGCGGTTCATGATCAGCCCTCGTAGATGATGTTGGCAAGACCGGCATCAAAGGTGTCAGTGCCGTTGACGGTGGTAAGGCGTACGCGGTCAAGCGTTGCGGAAAGATTTTTAGCGCCTTGGAATGTTCCGGCAAACGTTGCGTTATCGCCAACTGTTCCGCTTGCAATCCATGTGTTACCGCCGCTGTTTACAAGTGTCAAAAATCCAAACCTTGACGCTGCTGCAATAGACCCTGGGGACACAAAACCACTTGAGTACGCTGCGTACGCGGAGGCGGCCCCAGTTATAGCCATAGCGTCACCAAAGTAACCAGTGGTCTCGACGCCCCCCGAGTCGCCAAGTTGAATCTGAACTGGGCTTGTCCCGTTGGTGCTAACTCCGTCAAGCATCACCGTAATACGCCTAGCCCAGCTGGGGATACTGGTGAAGTCAATGCTGGTGCCGCTAGTAGTTGCAACAGCAGTGCCGCGCACCAATCGGCTGCGGCTGGCAAAGCTGAGCACACCAGCTCCGTCAGTGATCAGCGCCTGATCGGCGGTGCCGTCAGCGGCTGGGACTGTAAGCGTTAGGTTTGTTGCAACTGTTGCCGGCGCCTGAAGTGCTACCCAGTTGCTACTGTCTATATCCATAAGGCGCAGATCGCCCTGCTCCCTGATGTGGATGCCAGTGCTATCGACAAATATGCGCTCAACGCCTGCAGTCGCCAACCCCACCGTGTTGGCGCTTTTGCGGTAGATGCCGGTATCGGGGTCGCCGGCAAATGCAATAGCAGGCAATGCAGCAGTGCCGGTAACGTCGGCCAGCAACGCGCCGTACATTGAGCCGCCGGCTAGGGCCAACAGGCCGAGGTTGGTGTCCGCCAGCCTGCCGACGGTGATCCAGGCGCTGTTGGCGGCGTTGCGGATTTTCAACAACCCAGTGGTTGTATCTGCCCACCATTGATAGGCGTATGTGGTGCTGGGCTGGGCGGCGCCGCTGTTCTGGCTGACAATTGCAGCCAAGCCGTTGTTCAAGTCAGCGCGGAAAGCAGCGCCTGACTGGTTGGAAATGATGTAGTCGTGCTGTGCCACTGCTTAGATCTCCCTGCCGTAGCCGACGGCAGTGTAGCTGAACTGTCTGCTCACGGATGTGCCAGCGCTGTTCTTAAATTCTACTGTAAAGCCAAAGCGTGTCACTGCGGTGATCAAGAAGAAGTCCCCAGTAGCCATATTATTAGCCGTAATGCCGATATTGGGTGCTTGGTAGAAGGCATTGGTAAAGGTGGCGGTGTAGGTGCTGGCGCCGCTAGTAAGCACTGCTGATTGCTCAGTGTATAGCTGTAGCTCCATCTCCACGCCAAGCTCGTCGATCAGGATATTTATCGAAGGATCGCTTGAGGTGGCGATGGTTTTGAACTGGAAGCCTCTGCCGCGCACGATGGCATTAGCAAACTGGTTCCAGTCGCCGTAGACGGGAGTGCCAGCAGGGTCGTCGTTGGTAGTGCGCACATACATCTCTGCGTTTACCCTGTCAAGATTGTCTTCATCAATTTGCGGCCACTCGTCGATTAGCAGTGTGTTGTCGTCAAATAACTGGCCAGGCAGAATCGGCCGCGCCACAAAACGCCGCCTGATATTTACGTCAAAAACGCTGCCCATATCCCATGAACTACCAAACTCATACTCGCCGGCAGGATTGACGCCGCCAATAACATCAATGGTCGCAAGAGCATCGAAGTTGCCGTCTGTGGCCAGGGTGTCTATGAGCTGCCCAGAGTCAATAACAATACCGTCTAGCTCTGGGTCGTAATACATTCCCGTGACGTTGCCGCTAAAGGGCGGCGTCTCTTGGTCCTCTGCGTATGTCTTCACCGCAAAGCGTGCTTGCGGTATAGGTAGGTCTACTACTACTGCAGTGGCATTTATAGAGCGGTTGCCGAAGTCATCTTCAAACTTCAGTAGGTAGCTACCTTCGAGAAGGGGCACCTGCTTTTGCGTTTGGCTGCCTGCTGCCGCTGGGACAATCTCTTGTGAGTTTTCCCATGTAGGAGTAACAAGTGCGACGTTGTGCCGGATTAGCACCTTGCCGCCTAGCAACACGTCGAGGTCATTAGCACGATCCCAGTTGATAATGGCGCTTGCTTCGTCAATTGCAAGGATGCTCACGCCTACTACGTCCGAGGGCGGCGCAGTCTTGCCAAATGCTTGGAATGTCAGTAGTGCAGGTTGCAGCGAGGCTCTTAAGTTTGTGCCGATTGAATAAACCTCAATTGTGTAAACGCCGGGGGATGTGTCAAGGATTTCAAAGTCAAGCCGCGAAACCGTGAAGATGTTCCAGTTGCCGGAACCAAAGCGCCAACGTATTTTGTAATCCTTAACTGCTAGCACTGGCTGCCAATCAACGACAAGCTTGCTCTTGGCAATGCCGCCGCCATCGTATAAGACTTCTGTAGCGGCTAGATTAGTTGGCGGCTCGGGAATAATGTTTAGGTCTGTTATGTCGCGCTGCTGTAGCGGCTGGTCGCGCTCAATGTAATCGTACTTGCTGGCGTTATAAGAGAGTGCGCTGACGCTGTAGTTAATGCCGTCCTGCTCTTGGATGGCTAGTACCCGCCACGTTGAAGGCTGGATGTTGCTGGTTTCGTAGATCCAGACGCTGTTTGCGTTTGGCGCAGTGGTAAATGCGCTTGATACCGTGATGACATTGCCGGCGATGGATGCAACCGTGCGTTTCTCAACGGCGCCGCTGGGCAGAATTGCAGAGAGCTGAGCGCCTGATGCCGTTAGGCCGGTGGCGTCATCGACTGTGATGGCTGTTGTGGTTGCGGCAGAGATGCGCCCGCCGCGTCTTGCGCCCGCCTTGACTGGATCGGCTACCTCAATTACCTGCCCTGGCCGTACCACAACACCGGCATCAACGCTGGTTGTAAATGTGATGGTTTCGTTTTCGTAGCGCTCGGAATAAATAATCCACTCACCGATGCGCCGTGCTTGACCGCGACTGGTACAGGCAAAGGCGCTAATTTCAGTTTTAATTACGCCGTACTTGGCAATGTTTTCAGCATCTTCTACTACTTCAAATACAGTGTCGCGTAGTTCCAGATCTAGGTAACTAACTACAGCAACATTGGGTCGCGTCTTAAGGCTGCTGTTGCTGTAACTGAAACCTTCCTCAGTGACGTTCGCCAGCGTAAACAGGTAGGCCGGATCTACTGGTTTGTCTTGGGCGACGGTCAGCGAGCCAAGTCCCCAGAAGGGCATCACGCGAAACACGCTGCACATATCGTTGATCAGCTTGTATGCGTCTTCCTGCGTTTGGATGTTGCAGTTGCAGGAGAAGCGAGGCTCGTAGCCGCCGAAGCCGTCGAGCACCAGTTCGGATGCATATTGCGAGGCCGAGAAAAATGCAAACTTATCTAGGCTTGCGGCGGTGATGTGCTCACCGAATCCGTACCTGGTGCTGGTCAGCAAGTCCCACAAGATCCAGGCAGGGTCGCTGGTCCATTGGGCAGCGCCAAACGTGCCATTCCAGACGCCTGCATAGGTGATGCGGCCGTTGGTTTGGTCAACGGTTGCATTGCTGGGTACGACCACCTTGACGCCCCGTACCCGGTAGCTGCGGCTGGGGATACTGTTGAACTGCTCGGCGTCAATGCGGATGCCAACCAATGCACTATTGGGATATGCAATCTTGGCGTAGATTATTTCTGTGTAGCTGGACCAAGAGAATTCATTTGCCGTGCGCAGGTCGTTGCTGTCAGGAGTGATGCGCGTGACGCGGACATCCACCGGAAACGTGCCAGCTAGGCCAATTAGATAATCGCGCTGGTACAGGTCGCCTGATCGCCCTGCGATGGTGTCGTCAATGACGGTAGTGAAGCCGCCACCGTTGTATTGAATGGCGATCTGCAGTCGGACCGCTTCGCCTACGGTGTCGCCCTCGTTGGTGATGCGCTCCAGGCGCGGCACTGTGATGGTGACGCGGACTGCTTCGGTTTGTGAGTCGGTGATGGTGCGGGTGACAGGGCCATCGTTGCGGACCGTTACGCTGACCGGGCGTTCATCTTCGATTACACCAGCAAAAGGTATGACATCTTGATTCTGTGTGCCATTGCGCGTGTAGATCGTGACGTTTTGAAAGTTGAAGGTGCCGTCTGGGTTTTGCAGCGGCGTGTTATCAAGGAAGATGCTTTTGAACCCGTCTTTAAGGCCGGCGATCTCTCCTTCGCTGATTAGGTCAATGACCTGGGCGTACTGAGTTGAGTCAAGGCTGTCGGTTGCAGTGGTTGGGGTGCGAGCAGCACCGCCGCCGCCTTTGCCGCCGCCGCCTGCGCCGATGATGGTCATGCCTGCACCTGCACGGTGTCAATGCCAGCGGAGATGACCACGCTGCCGACGATGGTTTCACCGTAGACGATGGGCACCGGTACGCCTTGACGGCTGGTGTTTTGAATGCCGCTGAAGCTGTAGCTCTTGCGCGGATCGTTTTGCGTGTCAGGTCCAGTGGGTATCTTTGGTGTTGGCGTAAGTAGCTGGGCTACGCCACCAATGATTAGCGCACCGCCGATAAGTCCAATCTTTGTCATAAGAGCGCCGCCAATTGCAGCGCCGACACCAGGCAGCAACAGCGAAAACGCCACAAGTACGATACCCGCAATAATTCTGGCTGTTGCGCCAGCGCCGGCCATGACGGGCACGATCTTGATTTCTTGTTGGCCGGCAGGGTCGTGCAGCTCTTCTAGGTCGAGGTCGTAGGTGCCCACACTTACGCGGTAATGCTGGTCAGCCATGTGGCGTTCCAGCGCGGGCCAGTTCGCAACTAGGAATCGCACGGCTTCAGCGGCGGTTGCTACGTCGGCTTCAAGGATGCGGTGGCCGACAAACTTAGCCAGCTTGCCGTATAGCTTGATCTTACGCAACATGACGCAACCTCCTACCCGTACACTTTAGGAGCCAACCGGAATAGAAGTCACGTCCGCTTAGTCGATGTTGGATGTGGTGCAGCACTTCTTGATGGCCGAGGTAGACGGCGCAGTGGTTGAGGCCCGTGCTGTTGATGGCCATAAGCAGTGCATCACCGTGCTGCAGTTCTTCATCTTCCTCCAGTTCGCGGAAGCCGGTGT